AAGCACTAAACACTCTTCAAAATGAAGTCAGACTATTATGCAAACGTGTTCGACATGTCTGGAGTTTTAGTTTTTAAAAAAGTATATGTAGGTAAGTATAAATCAAAAACATGGGCACTCCGCAAAGTCTGCTCTATGTATCCTGATTATCATAATTTTGAACTATACATTAAAATACAACCATGATCAAAGAATTCAACATAGATATTGATGAAAGGGAGATTAACACCATTCTGTATGCCTTAAATTGTCTTTCTGAATCAACGCAAGAATATACTGCATATAGCGATAATCTGGAGTATTCTGTATCATTGAAAGAAAAGTTTGAAGAGATTATTGCAAAATAACCAATTAAACAACTGGCACACTGACGATCCAACTGTAAGTTGATGTGCTATGCTTGAATTGTTCTAAGGAGACCAATGAAGTTTAATTTTTCAGATTTTGCTGACAGAGAAGAAGCAATTTCTTCAGTAGAAGACTCTATTGAACTGATTGTTGATTGTTATTCTAAAGATTCTTTACTGGATAATTATCTTGATGATGAAACGGTTGATAAGTTGAGATTTATTCTCAATGATATTTCGGAAGGAATTATTAAATAGAACCAGTTTGCGATCCGTCACACCACCTCTTCACAGGGGTGGTTTTTTATTGTATGATAAGTCCATAGATTACCACACATCACTTGACTATCACTCTTCGACCACATCAAGTAACGGCAGTTGATGCCATGCTTACTAATCGAAAAGGAATGGTCATAGTTCCGACTGGTGGAGGCAAGACGCTTTCTATGATTACTCATGTTAAGAACATTTTTGCATCTAATGATGGTGCTAAAACTATTGTTGTAGTTGTTTCACCAAGAATACTTTTAGCACAGCAACTTTCCTCTGAGTTTCTTGAGCAGATTGATGATGCTGCTGTGATGCATGTTCATAGTGGTGGAACTTCTCACTTTAGTAGCACTAAACCTAACATTATTCACAACTGGTCTGCACAAGCATACAGTAAGCAACTTATCTTCACTACTTATCATTCTCTGCATCGTATTCAGGAAGCAGGTCTTAATGTTCACACCATTCATTTCGATGAAAGTCATAACTCAGTCAAGAAAAACTTTTTTCCTGCTACCAAGCATTTCTCTACTAATGCTAACTTTTGCTTTTTCCACACTGCTACTCCCGTTTATTCTGCAACTAATAACAAACCCGGTATGAATGATGAGCAAGTTTATGGTCAGGTGATTTGTAAAGTTCCTGCTCCTCAACTTGTGAGTGGTGGATTTATTGTTCCTCCACAAGTCAGTGTAAAGAGACTTGAGATTAACTCCTCTAACGTCTTTGAGAGGGACTGTAAGCACCTTCTGGAGACTATTGAGGGTGAATGTATCCATAAGGGTCTAATCTGTGCTAAATCGACAAAACAGATTGTTGGATTGATGTCTAAATCCAGTTTTTCTCAGGAGATGCAGGAGCGTGGTTATTCTGTTCTTGTGATTACATCTAAGACTGGTGCGATGATTGATGGCAAGAAAGTCAAGCGTGAAGTATTCTTTGATACTCTAAATGCTTGGGGTAAGGATAATGATAAGAAGTTTGTTGTTCTTCATCATTCTATTATCAGTGAAGGTATTTCTGTAAGTGGTCTTGAGGCAGTTGTTTTTATGAGAAATATGAATTACATTGGACTTCTACAAAGTGTTGGTCGCACACTTCGACTTCATCATGAAGATGCTGCTGATATGAAGTCTGGTGCTATTCCTGCTGGGCAGTATCAACTTTACCGCAAATCATTTGGCAAGGTGATTATACCTGTCTCTGGTGATAGTGATAAGGTTGGTATTGCAACTGCAAAGAAAGTCCAAAAAGCACTTGATGTTGTATTTGAGCAGGGTGAAGTGTGTGAAACTATTATCAAGAGGTGATTATGTCTAAAGGATTTACTGTTGGAAACTGGAATGACCCTTTGAAGTTTTATGCTGCTATTCCTTTGGCAGGAAACAAAAACAAAATTGTCATTATTCACAAGGGTCAGCAACTCAAAGTATGTAGGAATGAGCAGTCTGCCCGAAACTTTATTGATCGACATAAAAAATCAAAGAGTGTTGGAGAGTTGCCCCTCTAAAAATAGCCCACTTTGAGATTGTCACTTAGATGTAAGCATCAAACTAATGAACGACTTCTTTGAAAAAGATCTTCCTGGTGAGATCCTTGACCTGACTGATGAAACAATCAATCAACTTCTCAATGAGGATGAACCCAAAAAGTTCAACTTCGATGAGTATCTTTCTGTAAACTATGACTACTGATTTCTAATGTATTTTCACGACATTCTCCGCCAAATGCAAGACCTTCGCAAAGCATGGAAGGTTCAAGATTTTAGATATACTAAAGAACAAAAAGAGCAGTATGAAATGCTTCTTGCACTTCGACGTGCTCGTGTAGAACAATTTTATGAAGAAGGTCGTGTCGCCACAACAAAAACAAAAACTACCAAAAAAGTTGTTGTTGAATCTAAGGAAATCAACTAATGAAACACCCACTGACTGACGAAATTATCGCAGCGGCTCTTCAAGATCTTGAAGACCAGGAAGACCAGGAAGACCTAAGGCTGGTGATGGAACGCAAGGACAGCATCTCAATACCGATCACGCTGGAGGAACTGTCAATGCTCCCAACACAGGAGGACGACTAATGAATTTAATCACTTGTTCAGGATGTGGCGTTGTTTACGATGCTGCCGTCCTACATTTTCCAAAAGATGTATGGAAAGATGATGAATACGGAGGAGAGACGATTGATGACACTAAAGCAGTATGGGATGATTACTATGAAGCATACTTCCCAAAAGTTGATTGTCGTGTTTGTGGAACTGCTATTCAAAGTAAAGAGAAGGCGCACTAATGACCAAACAAATCACACTTGAAGAAGTATTGAGGCTTGGCAGCTTCAAGTACGATGATAGGCATGGTTGGCAAATCCTCGACGTTAAAAGCGATGTTACAGGCGATGTCTGTGCTAATGTCCATGGCGGTATCTATGGCGTTGTCAAAGGCGACATCGAGGGCAGTATCGTAGGCAATGTCGTAGGCGATGTCAGAGGCAATGTCGTAGGCGATGTCAGAGGCAATGTCTTTGGCGCTGTCGATGGCAATGTCCATGGCAAAATCAACGGTCGCAATTGGGAATTTATCGAAACGCCTAAAGACAAACTTCAACGACTAATCACAGAATCAGGCGACCAAGAACTGATCGAAGCATTCAACCAACTGGAGGACAACTAATGAAAGAAATCACACTTGAAGAAGCTCTAAAGCTTGTTAGATTCAAGTACTCCGATTACATCGGATGGCAAGTCTGCGATGTCCCTAGCCTTGTCCACGGCGACGTACTAGGGGTCAAAGGCAATGTCTTTAATGATGTTGGCGGCAACATCTATGGCAAGGTCGGTGGCGATAAGGGTATCAGAGGTAACGTCGAAGGCTGCATCGGAGGCAACGTCTATGGCGATGTCGATGGCAACATCTATGGCAAGGTCGGTGGCAATGTCAAAGGCAGAATCAACGGCCGCGTATGGCGGTTTGTTGAAACACCTAAAGACAAACTTCAACGACTAATCACAGAATCAGGCAACCAAGAACTGATTGACACATTTAACCAAATGGAGGACAACTGATGACCAAACAAATCACACTTGAACAAGCTTTAGAGCTTGTTAGATTCAAGTACTACGACTGCCTCGGATGGCAAGTCTTCGATGTCCCTGGCCGTGTCCACGGCGACGTACTGGAGGTCAAAGGCAATGTCTTTAATGGTATTGGAGGCAATGTCAATGGCAGGGTTGGTGGTGATGTCGATGGCAGTATCGGCGGCAATGTCGAAGGCGGTATCGGAGGCAACGTCTATGGCGATGTCGGCGGTATCGGAGGCAACGTCTATGGTGATGTCGATGGCATTGTCCATGGCAATGTCGGTGGCAATGTCAAAGGCAGAATCAACGGCCGTGTATGGCGGTTTGTTGAAACACCTAAAGACAAACTTCAACGACTAATCGTAGAATCAGGCAACCAAGAACTGATCGAAGCATTTAACCAACTGGAGGACTCATGACTAGCCAGTTTATCTATGTTGTCACTACAGATTCTGGTGATGACGAACGTGCATTCACAAATCAAAGTGATGCTTATGACTACAAATCTTGGCTAAAGAATCTATCTAAAGATTATGGAATGATTGGCATCAAAGAAATGTACCTTGAGAGCAACCAGGAGGACTCATGACTGAGCAATTCATCCATGGAATTGTTAACTTTCGAGACTGTTGGTACGCTCGTTTTGATATGCATAACTGTTGCAATGAAGATTTCTGGGAATGGCTATCAACAGGATATTATGACATGTACGTTCACCCTTTCCCGGATTATGATCCTTGGAATTTAACTGGTCGTGAAGGTGCCTTAAATGCACTTGATCGACTCTATGAAGA